TCCACCTCGTCGATGGTGAACTCCCCTTTATCAACCAGCGGCTGCCCCTGCCAGCCGATCAGGGCGCGCATTCTGGCGCCCCGGCGCGGCATGGCCAGCTGACCGTCGCTGTCGTCCAGTTCGATGTCGATGGTGTCGGCATCAAAGCCGCGATTGTCGGTGATGGTCATGCCACCAAGGCGGGGGCGGATGGTGGCGGATACATCCTTACCGTCGATCAGCAGCTGATATGCCGGGGCTTTGTGATCAGCCCCGGTGATGCTGAATTGCCCCAGCTGGCTGGTCAGGGTGCTGCTGGCAGCAGAGAGCACGTTATCTATCAGGCTCACAGCAGGCTCCCGATCTTGTTGCCAATGGTGCCGACGATGTTGCTGATGCCCAGCCGACTGGCGATGCCACCGATCGCGCGGCCCAGCAGTTTGTTGCCCAGGCTCGATTCGTCGTCGTCCACGCGCTTGAGGTTCATGGTGAATTCAAGCTTGCGGGCGGTGCCGTCAGAGAAGAATTCAGAGCGTGTGACGCTGGTGCGCTCGATGACGAAATAGCCCCGCATCACGCCATCCCCCTGGATCAGGGGGAAGGCCTGGCCGGTGGCAGCCATTTCATGGATCAGGTCGAGGGAAACCGGCCCACCGGTCAGTTCAGGGTAAAGGGTGCCAGAGAGCACGGTGGTTTCATCATCCGGCCCTGTGAACTGGTAGGCTGGACGGGCTCCCACCCGAGGGTTGCCCGGGTGGCGCCAAGCACGGTCATCCTGTTGCGACTGGGGGGCGAAGGTGGATCGCTGGAACACAAACCAGCCCAAGGTCATCATCATGGTCAACTCCCGTCTCTGTAGCTGGCGCGGCCTGCTCGTTGGTTGGCGCGATCGTGCTCTTTGATCAAATCCATCGTCATCTTGGCAAAGCGAGATTCATCCATCCCCGGAGCTGGGTGGACATCAAGTTGATAGAACGGTTGATGAACTACAGTTCGGTTAGCTGCCGGTTTGATTTTTGGCGTTTCGACAATGCGGGGACCGTAGCCACTGGCCCCAGCCAATGCCAAGCCACCGCTTTTGTTACCCGATAGGTAACTTGGCCCAGAAGCGCCCTCTTGCTCGATGGTGACACCTCCGCCAGTGAACCAGTCAGGAAGGTATTTGGTGAGCGATTTCACCTGTGCCATCAGGTCTTTCCACTTTTCCGTGATGCCGTCCATGATGTTGGACACAATGTCCCTGCCCATTTTCAGGCCCTTTTCTGGTAGTTCTTTCAGGTAGTCCAAGAATTCACCGGTTGCCGCTTTGCACTTCGACCAGGTGGACTTGAACCACGGCCCGAGCTGGTCCCAATTTTTGTAGATGAGGTAAGCGCCGACGGCGACGGCAGCAATGCCCGCGATAATCCAGCCGATGGGGGTGGTGAGGATGGCAACCCCCAGCTTAAGAAAGCCCAGGGACAGTCCCTTGAGCAGGATCAGCAGGGGCCCGCCCATGGTCAGCATCATGCCCAGACCCATCTTGATGGCGGCAATGGGGCCCAGCAGGCCGGCCAGCACCAACAGCAGACCACCGCCCACGGCAGCGGTGACGGCGGTGATGGCAGCCACTTTGGTGAGGGTGGCGGTGAGTTCAGGGTTGGATCGCATCCAGGCGCCAGCGGCCTGGGTCATGCTGGTCAACTGCTGGATCAGGCCACGCAGTGGCCCGTTCTGGGTTTCCAGCATCTGGATGTTGAGGTCTTCCCATGCCGAAGTCATGTTGTCCAGATCGCCGCGGGCGTTGTCGCCCATCACGGCTGCCATCTCTTTGGCGACCCCTTTGCTCTGCTGGCGGATCATGGCGGCATATTTGGCGAAGCCGCCGGCCCCGGCTTGGCCGATGAGTTCGGCCATCCCCGATGCCGCCTCTTCGCCAAAGATCTCTTTGTACGCGGCCAACTGGTCAGCGTTGCCCATCTTTTCTGTTTGCTTGGCGACCTGGGCCATGATGTCCACGATGTTGAGCATGTTGCCGCTGGCGTCTTTGGTGGTCACCCCCAGACTTTTCATCAACTTGTCGGCTTTGCTGGTCGGCCCTGCTAGCCGGTTCAGCATGGCGCGCAGCGCGGTACCCGAGTTTGACCCCTGGATGCCGATGTTCCCCAGCAAACCGGCGGCGGCCGCTGCCTCTTCCAGACTCATGCCCGCCTTGTTGGCGATGGGACCCATGTACTTCATGGTTTCCGCCAACATGTTGAGGTCTACGTTCGAGGTGGTCATGGTGAGCGCCAGCGTGTCGCTGACCCTGCCCATCTGGGCCGCCTCCATCTTGAAGGCGCTGAGGATGTTAGAGGCGATGTCGGCGGTCTGGTCCAGCCCCACGCCAGAGGCTTTGGCAAGGTCGAGCATGTCCGGCATTGCCGCCTTAATCTGTTTCGGGTTGAAGCCCGACATTGCCAAGAATCCCTGAGCCTGTGCGGCATCCATGGCGGTGAAGCTGGTCGAGGCGCCGAGATCTCGCGCTTGTTGGCGTAGCATGGCGAGGTCGGCACTGCCCTTTTGCAGGCGGGTGAGGGCCTGCACCTTGGACATTTGCGCGTCGAAGTCGAGGCCGACCGAGGCGATGGAGTTAATTTTGTAGAGTCCCGCCGCACCGGTGGCCAACCCGGCCGCCCCCGCTCCTGCCATGGTGTTCCGCATAGACATGGTTTTGTCGTAGTTGGCTTTTACCTGGGCGAGGCGTTTTTGCTGGGCCGCCATGCGATCGAGATCGGTCCGTTGTTGTTTCAGCTTCTCATTGGCTGCAGCGGTAGCGTTTTTCAGGCGTTCCTGCGTCTTGGCAAGGTCTTTTGTCCCCATGGTCGCCGTCTGGAGCGAGAGTTTTACTCCCTCATATTTGGAGTTCATTTCAGCCTGCTTGGCTGATAGCTCCTTCACTGCCTTCTCAGCCTTGTTGTACTCATTGACCATCATTCTGGTCGGGTTGGCGGTGGCGGCGATGGTCTGCTTTACCTGCTCGAAGCGGTCTTTTGCTGTTTGCAGGTTGGCATTGGTGACGCCCAGCTGGGCGCCGAGCTGCTTGAAGCCGTCAATCTTGGCACTCTGTTTTTCCAGATCGCGGACTTTGGCTTTGGTGTCGGCGAGGTCTTTGGCGGTGATGCGGCTTTGGCCGGTGACGGCCTTGAGGGGGGCGGTGAGCTTGTCTACCGCCCCGAGCAGGATTTGTAACTTGAGGGTGCTCATGATTCGTCTGCCCCGTTGATGTGGTTGTATCGCTCAACCAGGCGTTGGTGCCAGCCCATCAGCTCGTCGAGCTCCATGGCCGCCATTTCAGACGGCGGCCAGTGGGCGATAATGGCGAGGTCCGCCATCAGGTCGTCTACGCAGTGAGGTAAGCCAGCTTCTTGGGTAACAAAAAAGCGGCTACCTCCTGCCCCAGTTGCATCAGGTCAGCCGGATCGAGGGCGCTGGCTTCTGCCTCGGTCAGTACCGGACTGGTGATGCGCGGCAGCAGCTTGGTGAGGGCGTTGACGTCCATCTGCAGGATGTCGGTCAGGTTGAGGCCGCGCAGTTCACCGGATTGCGGTTTGCGCACGTTCAGCTCGGTGATGGTGGTTTCGCCGCGCTGGATGGGGGTATCGAGGGTGATGGTGCTCTTTTTCATCGGATGTTCCCTGTTCTGTATGTAGTCACGGGCGGCAGTGCCGCCCAGTGGTGGTGGGGTGGATTAGAGGCCCATGGCTTTGCGGTGTTCGGCCATGCGGTCGACGCCATCCGGCCCGATTTCGATCAAGTTGACGGTGTCGATTTCGTGGATGACGGCGCCGTTGATGGTCTCTTTGTAGTAGGTGCAGGTCATGCTGACCTTGGCCTGGGTGTTGTCGCCTGCCTTGAAGGTGCCACGGTCGATCTCTTTGACCCGGCCACGGCAGACGATTTCGACGGCGCTGACTTCGCCAGTGTCATCGCGCTGGACCGAGCCGGAGAAGCGGATCAGGGTGCCGTCTACTTTCGGCTCCCCGAGCAGGCCGATCACTTCATCGCCATAGCCGCCCATGGTGAAATCGACATCGAGGGCGCCATCATCCAGCCCCATGTCGATGTTTGCTATGCCCGGCATGCCGCCGCCGCGATAGGCTTCAAACTTGCGGCTGAGTTTCGGCGGAGTGAATTCTTCTGCGATGCCGATCCAGTTTTCACCCTGGCCGAACATGTTGAAGCGCTTGAGTTTGCGAGGGAGTGCCATTGTTGATGCTCCTTATGCGGCGGCCACGCGGGCGGCGAAGTCGACCAGGTAACGGTCGGTGATGCGCTGCTGGAACATGAGGTTTTCAAGCGGCGGCACGGGGGTGTAGTCGTAGTCGATGTAGAGCTTGCCGGCCTTGAGGGTGTCTTTGTCGTTGACCTCCTCGTTGTACCAGCAGTCGAACCCGATGAGATAACCGAGACTGACCAGCTCGCGGCCCTTGGCCTTGATGCCTTCGATGATGTCTTTGACCAGGGTGGGGGTCATCGGCTTGTCGACCGCCCACATGTGGGCATCGGCGATGGTGTCGGCGAGGATCTGGGCGGTGCGGGTGTAGTTCTCGAACTGGAACAGGGGATCATCAGAGCAGGTGCGCGAGCCCCAGAAGCGGAACCCTTCTGACTGGATCAGGCAGGTGACATCGTTGGCATTGAGCAGGCCCGCGTCAGTGTCGGGGTCTTGCAGGCTCCAGAATACTTGCTTGGTTACCCCTTCCACGCCAGTGACGGCGACGTTGGAAAGTGTCTTGTGCCAGCCCACTTCTTTGTCGATCTTGGCGCGCATGGCCAAGGCTTTGGCGGTGGCCCAGATAGCGGCCTCGGCATTGGCGGTGGTATCCCACTTTTTGAAATCACCGTGCACCAGCATGACTTCGCGCTGGCCGAAGTTCTGGCGGTAGGCCAGCGCCTCTGTCGGGGTGTTGCAGCCGTGGGTTGAGACATAGGTGAAGGCGCGCAGTTTGACCGCCACGGCTGCCAGTTCAGTGGCCACCGGCAGGGTATCGAGCCCCGGCGCACCGAGGATGCGCGGGGTCACGCCGGTGGCAGAGCTGGCCCGTTGCAGGGCTTTGAGGCCGGTGAAGCTGCCATCGGGCAGCGCTGTGCCGATGACGTTGGAGGTGGTCTCTTCGTCGGTGGCGCCTTTGGCCACCCGCACCACGATGGTGATGGTGTTGACGGTGTCGGCGATGGCCTGCAGTGCTTTGGCCAGGGTGCCCTGGGTACCGGCTTTGCCTACGGCTTTTTGTATGTCGGTTATGATGACCGGGGTGTTGAGCGGGAAGGTGGCCGCGTCGGCATCGTCCGCATGACCAAGCAGGCCGATCACGGCGGTAGCAATGGTGCGGATGGTGCGGGTGCCTTCGTTGACTTCGACGACGCGCACGCCGTGGTGGTAACTGTCGAGTGCCATGGTGGCGGTTCTCCTGTGTCCGGACGGAGGTGATGAATGTGAGCAGGGTCAGGATGCAGGCGGTGCGCACGGCGGGCGAGCGGGTGGCGTTGTAACGGGGCGTTTTACAACAGCTGCAGAGTGACGGCAGGCGGTTGGCAGATATGAAACACCCCGCACAGGGCGGGGTGGTGGTTGGTCTCAAGGGTTATTCGGTGGCGGGATCGCCCGGGCGCGGTGGCCACTCAATGGCATGTGGATAGCCAGCTTGTTGGTCGACCTTGGAGAGAGCAACGCGGTAAGCCTTCCAGGCGATGAGTTTCACCTGGTCATCGGCTGACGGCTCTCTGATGACATCGGGATCCAGTGCGTCGGTGAGCACGGCGATCTCCTGGCTGGCTTCGCTCATCAAGGTGAGACGTTGCAGCTGTGCTTGCTGTGCCAGAACAGCATCCTCCTGCTCCTGGTCTTTCACCCAGCGCAGCAGGTCGGCATCCCACACGTCTAATGGGGATGACGGAGGGGTGAGAGTGAGGGCCTGCGGCAGTTCACCGATCTCCTTGATAACGACAGATTGGCTTGTGCGCTTGTCGTATGCCGTCTGACCGCGATAATCATCGACGGACTCCCAGCCGGTCTGGCTACGAACAATGGTTTTCCCTGGTGCGGTTTGATCCGGTTCATCCAGATAGGCACCGGCAGGGAGCCCTGTTCCCACGGATACCCAGACCTGCTGTTGCGACAGGTATTCACCAGTAATCGGGTTGGCGGCAAATACCGTGGCCCAACCGGAAGATGAGGCAAAGCCATCCTCTCCCCAAACTACGAGCGGTTCGTTCATTATGCTGCCCTCACGATGTAGTTGAATGCGATGTTACGGGGACGAGTTTCTACTCCACCGACAATACCGATCGCACCTAGCGAGTGCCCTCTGGGGCTTGGGACAAACGAGCCTAATCCAGTATCTGCTGTTGCTGCGATCCCGCGCCCGCCGGTGTAATCATCTTGCCGTATAGCCCCTAACTTCCATCCCTCATCAGATGTTGTTGGGGCATTTGCTGATATGTGGTGAGAGTGAGCCTTTGTTAGGTCGCTCTGATTAGTAAGCATACTGCGATTGAGATCTACCCCTCTTCCTGCATCCCAGCCCCGGATAAACTCCGCCCGCATATCCGGCAGCACAAGCGCCGGGTATGCGAGCGCCAGCTTGGGGTAGGTCGCTGCACTGAATGATTGGCCTGTCATGGCGATGAATCCGGTAGGCGGCACAGCCATTGGCCAGGGAATTGGGGCACCAACAGGATATGAACTGAGAGCCACGTCATCGACATATTTGCGGGTCGCCAGCACCACGGCCGGGTCAATCTTGAGTTCCACGGCGCTGGTGTCGCTGACGATGAGCACGATGCGGATCACCTGGGTGCGGCCTGCGCCACTGCTGAGCAGCGGTTTGTAGGTGTCCGGGGTGTTGGCAATGGCGATCAGGGTGCCATCTCCGGAGAAGATACCGGCTTCGCGGATCCACCAATCGCCGACGTTTTCCGGGATGATCTGCTCGGCGACCAGTTGCGACTGGTTGGTGGGGTCTTGAAACAGGGTATTGATGGGGGCGCGGCGTGTCTCCCTGACCAGTGCTGTCTGGGCCGCGTTCGGCGTGACCGGCTGGCCGTTGCCATCGCCGACGGCCATGTGGGTGATTTTCAGCGGCACCCCCAGCGCGATGGCATTGGCAAGCTTGGCCTGACCGGCATTGGTGAGGATGGCGGAGTAGATGGCGCTCAAGCGGCACCTCCTGTTTGTTGCGGTTGAATGGTGATGGTGTCGATGGTGTGGGTGATGCCGCCGCTCCAGTGTTGGCCACTGACTTCGATAACGGCAGGGCTGTAGGGATAGATTGTCAGCTCATCCCCGAGGTAACAGGCGGCTCCCAGATAGAGCGGGCCACGGGTCTCCATGCTGATGGCCAGCCCCTCCAGGTGGCGGGTCAGCGGCTTGGCGTCGTCGATGAGCCGTTCCAGCTCGGCATACATCTGTTCGGTGATGCCGGTGTCGAGCACGCCGACATCGAGCTTGAAGGTGCCCGGGGTGGCGGTGGGGATCTCTTGATACCAGTGCAGCACCCGGATCAGGTAGCCGAGCGGCTCGACGGCACGGCGCAGGGCGCCGACGGTCCCTTTGTGGCGGTGAACGAACGGGGCGTTGGCGATGACTTTGCGCTTGGTGGCTTCCGACCAGTTCTCATCCCAGCGGTCGACCGAGCGTTCGGCGGCCAGACTGGGCAGGCGCCAGGCTGGGCAGGTGCGCTGATCCCAGAGGGTGCGCAGTACCTCGACCGGCAGATCGCAGGCGTTGGCCGCGACGGTGGCCAGCCTGCGTTCGGCAGGGGTGGCGTTCGGGGGCAGCAGGTCCATCACGCGGCCTCGACGGTGTAGCCGCTGCAATAGGCGGCCTGGGTGTCGGTGGGGACGATGTCTGCCCAGCCGACCAGCTCGACCCACGACACGCCAGGCACATGCAGCACGGCGTCGATGCCTGAGCGGGCGATGCGCACGCCGATGCGCTTGCGCGGGTTGACCCAGGTGGCCAAGGCGGTGCGGGCGGCGGTCAGGGCCAGTTCTGCTTCTGCCCCGGTGAGGTCCATGTGCAGTTTGGCGGTGATGGTGTAGGGCAAGATCGTGGCGGTCTGGACGGTGAGCCGGTCTGCGACCGGCAAGCGGTCTTCATCGCTGCAGGCGGTGGTGGCACTGGCGATCAGTTCTGCGCTGGCGGTGCCGTCGCCCTCGCTGCTCACGATGGTGACCAAGGCGACGGCTGGGCTGGGGCTGATGGCCTTGGCGTCGATGATGCGACCATCGGCCGAGCGGGCCCAGAATTCGTAAGCGCCGCGCGGGCCGGCGGTGCTCATGGCATCCCACGCCATCAGGGCGCGTTCGCGCAGGGCGTCGTCGCTTTCCATGATGGTGGGGATCGGTGGGGTGGCGGTGTCGTCGCCCTGCTGTACGGTCAATCGTTCGACATCCCAGTTTGCCACCAGATTATCGAGGTCGGCCTCTTCTGCCCATGCCAGCATGTTGGCCACGGCGGCGCTGTTGATGCGGGCGCGCAGGATCAGCTCGCGATAGGCGTTCTCTTGCAGGTGGCGGGTCATCGGCTCTGACTCGAGGGCCAGGGTAGCGGCGATGGCGGCCTGTTGGTCTGCCGGGTAGAGGGCGATCAGGGCGGCTTTGCGCTCGGCAAAGAGGGTTTCGAAGTCGAGCGGTTCGACGGCATTCGGCGCAGCCAGTGCTGAGAGGTCGATAATGTTCATGGGGTTGCTCCGGTCGGTAGCTGGACGGTGCCGGATTCGAGCAGGCCGTTGTCGGCGCGGCGCCAGGTGAGAGTGATCGCACAGCCGCCGCCCAGTTCAGGGGCGCCAATCTCGACCTTGGTGATGCGGATGCGCGGCTCCCAGAGGGTGAGGGCGTGCACGGTGGCGGCCATCAGGCGCAGGCGGGTGGCGCCGTGCTGGGGCTGGTCGATGAGGCTGAATATCTCGCTGCCGTAGTCGCGGCGCATCACGCGGGTACCGATGGGGGTGGTGAGGATGTTGCGCACCGATTGCAGGATGTGGGCGGCCTCGCTGAGGGTGCGACCGCTGTCGGCATTCATGCCCTGCCAGTTCATTGCGGGCCCCCTGTCTGGCCGCCGCCGGTACTGACGCCACCGTGTTTGTGGGTGGTGACTTCAATGCCGCCGATGGTGGCGGTGGGGGCGGTAATCTTGCCGCCGGCGGTGATGGTGCTCCCGACCTTGAGCGCCTGGGTGCATTCCACCAGGGGAGTGATGAGCTTGACGGTGACGCTGGCGGTGAGGCTGGCGGTGTTGATGCCGGTGGCACTGAGATCGCCGGTGGTCGGGTTGTATTCGATGACCGCGCCATCGGGGTATTCGATGCGGTCGAGGTCGCCGTTGTCATCGTCGGCCAGCGGCTCGGGGTGCGCGTCCTGGTAGATGCCTGCCAACACAAAGGCGTTGCGCAGGTCACCGCCCAGGCTAAGCAGGATCACCTGCTCGCCGACGCTGGGGCGCATGCGGCGGCGGGTGCGACCGGCGCGCAGCACCAGATAGGGCCGCCAGTCGGTGTGGTTGCCCTTGGTGTCGACGCGGCATTCACCGGATCGCACCTCGGTCACGGTGCCGATGCGGATCAGGTCGTCGATTTTGCGGAGTAGGTCGATCAGGTTTGCGCTCATGTGGGGGAGTGTGTTTTGGCACAGCCCCCCTTTGCTATCGGCTGGCGTTGTAAACGGCGGTTTTACAACGAGGCGGTGAGGTGTTTGAGCAGGGCGTCTTCAATGCGGTCGATGTCGTCGTCGGTGATGCCGATCAGCTGGCGTTCCGGGTATTGCACGGTTTTGCCCCTGATTTTGTCGCGCAGGCCGAAGTGGTGAATCGTGGCGAGCCGGTTGGCGCTGCCGGTGAATGCCACGGTGGCCTCGTTGGCGGTGGCGGTGGCCTTGAGCCATGCCGGCTTTACCAGCTTGGTGAACATCTTGCGGCGGGTGGCGCCTTTGCGGCCGCGCAGCTTGGGCTGCGGCTTGCGCGGGGTCATGGTGGTGCCATCTGGCTGTTTGTTGGCCCGAATGCGGTCAGCCTGGGTGGCCCGCATGGTGCGGGCAAGGTCGGCGGCCAGCTTGCGCCGCTCGACGGCGGAGAGCTGGCCCAACAGGGCGGCGGCTTGCTGGCCTAGTTGCTGGAGGGCGTCGGCGGCCATGGCTGATGCTCCCCGTTGATAAAGAGTTCCCAGGTGATGCCGTCGTAGGGGTCTTCTGGCGGCTCCTGTACGTGCTCCCAGCCGATCCCCTCTTCCGTTTTGGTGACGATAACCCGTTCGGTGAGCTGGACGGTGATCAGCAGGTCGTAGAGGTCACCGGCCAGCAGTTCAGACTCGACCTTGATGGAGTTTTCCCGCTTATCCGGGTTGGTGAACAGCTCGGGCTGGTGTTGGCGCAGCCACGCCAGCAGCGGCACGACCAGCTGATCCGGGTGGCCGGCAAAGTCGATGACACCGATGGAAAGCGGGTATTGCCACTCGAACGAGAGCGAACAGGCGCCGGTGGCGACGATGCGGCCATCGCCCACGGTGAGGATCAGCCCTTCGGGATTCTGCGCCAGTTGCGGGACGCAGCGGGCAATCACGTCACGGATGGCGGCTGGTTTGAGCATGGAGCCTCCTGGTGCATAGGATCACGGCATCGACCCGGGCGGCGCAGGTGGCCCAGGCGGATTCGGTGGTGGTCAGCATGTCGAGCAGGTCGCCGTTATTGGCCGGACCTGCGGGCGGCAGCTGGCAGGGTGCCGGGGCGGGACAGGTGAGCCTGATAATCTGCGGCGCCGGTGAGGGCGGGGCGCTGGAGCAGGCCGACAACAGCAGCAGGCAGAGGGCGATCAGCCCACTCCTTGAGTTCAGCATTTTCATGTTTGAGCCTCTTGATGGTATCGGCGCGGGTGGCGGCGGTGGTGGCAAGTTGGTCGAGCTGGCCCTGCAGCTGCTGGGTGGCCTCCGCTTGTGCCGTCAGTTCGGTGGTGAGGGTGGTGATGGCGGTATCTTTGAGCTGTTCCCGCCGCTCTGCTTCTTTGGCCCGGTCGCCGGCGGCCTTGAGGTCGCTTTGCAGGGTGGTGACCTGGCCTTTGGCCGTGGCGGCTGAGCGGGCCGACCAGCCCCAGCCGCCCAGGGCGACAGCCAGGGCCAGCAGCAACCAGGTGAGGGGGGATCGCATCAGATTAAGCAGCACCTGCCACCTCCTGCATCGGATAGACCTTGGCAAAGTGGTCGTGAGCCTGCGCCAGCTTCTCGTCGTAGCGGTTTTCTTTGTAGGCGGGGCCGTTGTAGCGGCGCGCCACGTCGGCCCACTTGCCCGCCTTGAGCGCCTTGTGCAGCACCGGGTCCTGCTCGATAAAGCCGACCACGGCGCGTAGGTGTTCCGTTTCACTGCGCTGCATGGCGGCCAGCCAGTCGTCTGCCG